TACACAATGGCCACAACGAACGGCACGGAAGCCGAAATCACCATGTACGGTGAAATCGTTGAACAACGCCCCCGTGACTGGTGGGGGGATGAAGTCGACGGACAGTTTATTATCGCCGAAGAATTCTTGGAAGATCTGAAAGCTGTGGAAGGTTGCAACGCAATCACCATCCGCATGAATTCGGGCGGCGGCGATGCAGGCGCTTCCATCATGATTCATAACAGACTGCGGGATTTATCCGCTAAAGGCGTGAAGCTGACCTGCATTGTGGACGGCATCGCCATGAGCGGCGGTTCCCTGATTATGTGCGCCTGCGACACCGTGAAGGTGAACGCTTCCAGCCTCATCATGATTCACAAGTGCTGGAGCTTTTTGTTTGGCGGCTACAACGCCGATGAAATGCGGAGCATGGCGGACGCCAACGATGCCTACGACAAAGCGCAGGCGGCTATTTACGTGCGCAAAACGGGCGAATCTGAAACGAAGATCTTACACATGATGGCGGACACGACCTACATGACCGGCAAAGAGGCAAAGGAAAAGGGCTTTGCTGATGAAGTGCTGGAAGACGAGCCTGTCCAAATTGCTGCCAGCGCAGACGGCCGCACCCTGTATGTGGGAAAACGTGCCATGCACCTGGCGCCGGGGATGTTTGCCCCGGATACCATTCCTACGGTTGATGCCGGAGCCGTACCGGTTGAAACAAATACAAATCAAGCCACTGAAGAAGGAGGAAAACCAATGGCAAACACTATTGAAGAACTGCGTGCCGAAAATCCGGAACTGGTTTCCGAATTGGAAGCGTCTGTACGTGCTGAAGCCGCTCATGCGGAACAGGAACGCCTGCAGGGCATTGACGACATTGCCGGCCTGTTCAGCGCCGACATGGTACGTGAAGCGAAGTATGGCGCTACTGCATGTACCGCTCAGGAGCTGGCGTTCCGTGCAGCGCAGGAAGCAGCAAAGAACGGCCAGGCATTCCTGGCAAATTTGACCGCTGACGCTAATGCAAGTGGCGCTGGCGAGGTTCCGGCGGCTCCGGCTCCGGAAGAAACTCCGAAAGCCGAAAAGACGGCTGACGAGAAGATGGCGGAAGCAAGGAAGGCCGTCAAAGATTTAATGAACAAGGAGGAAAAATAACATGGCTGAATTGAGCAAAAAAATCGGCGAAATGGCGTATGACGGCCTCGTAACCGATACGAAGCCGGCAGTTATTGTGGCAGGCGGCACCCTGCTGAAACTGGCTGCCGAAACCACTCTGAAACGTGGCACCCTGCTGGCCAAGTCCGCATCTACCGGCAAACTGGTAATTTTCGGCACAACTGCCGACCAGGGCGACACTCTCACCGCAGACTGCATTCTGTGCGATGATACCAAAGTCGGCACCGCTGCCGATGTTAAAGCCCCGGTATATATCGCAGGCTGCTTCGACCCGGACAAACTGGTGATTGCCGAAGGCGCAACCATTACCGAAGCCGTGAAGGACACCCTGCGTACAAAGGGCATCATTCTCAAAGCGGCTGCGGCTGCTAACTAATACAGGAGGTAAAGAACAATGGCTGAATTAAATTTCTTCGACACTTATGTATTGATGGCCATTCATGAAGAAATCGTTCCCATGGGTACGTTCTTCAAAGACCGTTATTTCCCGACCGGCGCAGCTGACATCTTCAATGCAGACAAAGTGCTGACCGAATACAAGAAAGGCGATCGTAAAATGGCTGCGTTTGTAGCTCCCCGTGTGGGTGACATCCCCATGGACCGCAGGGGCTACGAAATCCACGAATACACCCCGGCCTATATCGCTCCTTCCCGCATCCTGTCTCTGGATGACCTGAAGAAACGTGGCTTTGGTGAAGCCCTTTATCCGGGCATGGACGCTGCACAGCGTGCCGCACAGATTCAGAAGGACGACCTGAAAGAAATGGATGACCGCATCGTACGCCGTGAAGAATGGATGGCCGTAGAGACCATGATTAACAACGGCTGCACCATGCAGGAATACATCGACGACAAAACGACCGGCGATGTCAACGTAGTGCATTTCTATGACGGACAAACTTCCGAACACACCTATACCGTTGCAAGCGGTAAAGAATGGGACACCCAGTATGGGGATATCTTCGGCGACGTGAAAGCCATGTGTAAGATGCTGGCGTATCGCGGCCTGCCGGCTGTTGACCTGATTCTGGGCACCGATGCTTCCGAAGCTATCATGAAGAGCCAGGAAGTCCGTGAGCGCATCAACAAGGAATCCGGCCTGATTACCGGTGCCATTGACCCGAAGCTGACCAGCTACCCCGGTGTTGCATTCCTGGGTACTCTGAATTTCAACGGCTATCGCCTGAATCTCTTTGAAGTGTCTGAGTCCTATGTTAACGACAATAACCAGAACACTCCGTACTTCCCGGCAAAGAGCGCTCTGGTAACCGCTCCGGGTTGCGGACATATGATGTATGGCGCTATCTCCCAGATCGACTTCGGCGCTACCGATTTTGCTACCCACGCAGCAAAACGTGTTCCGAAATTCATCCTGGACCAGCCGAACGACCTGCGCAAACTGCGTCTGGCCTGCCGTCCGCTGGCTGCTCCGCAGAACTACTGCCCGTACATCTACGCTGCCAACGTAGTATCGGCTTAAACAGGAGGGCATCATGACCAAAGTCAGAATTGTAAGCGGAGGTTACGGCGCACATGAAAACGGCAGGGTCAAACTCTATCTCCGGGGCCAGGAAGCCGAAGTCTCCCAAGAGGAAGCAGAACGTCTGGTAAAGCTGGGCGTTGCTGAATTTGTAAAGGAGCCTGTTCTGATGGCGGAAACGCTCCCTGTCGACGATGCAGTGAGTGAGACAGGCGACACCCCGGAAGCGGATGGAAACGACGCTACGGACGATTTAATCCCCGGGCACCTGGACGGGAACGAATTGAGAAAACTCCCCTTCGATAAGCTGAAAAAGATGGCTACTGACTGCGGACTGCCGGTCGGCAGGCTGAGAAGCAGAGACAACATTGTGAAAGCATTAGTGGAAATGGAAACTTTCGTTTCCGCAGAAGAGGACGGTGAAGAGCCTCCCTCCATGGATGCGGAGGCTCCTATAAAATGAGCGGATTCAAAGAGATGGTTGCAGAGGACAATTCCAAAGTGTTCCTTAACAAGGCCGAATTTGCGGAAGAGCATGACCTGAACGGCACGGTATGTACCTGCATTTTGCAGGACGTGTCTGTCGTGGAGGAAATGACCATTGATGAGGAGCTGGGACAGACCTATGCCGGGCTATACGGAAGCCGTGTGCTGGTCAATGTCAAAACGGAAGATCTGCCGGAGATTCCCATTTCCGGGCAGGTGTTCCGGGTCGACAAGAAACTGTACATGGTGGAAAGTTGTGCAGAAGATATGGGGATGCTGACCATCCAGCTGATGGCGAATGAAAGATGATTAGTTTAACGATTAACTTCGACAAAGCAAAACAGGCCGCTGTCGAGGCGGCACTGTCCGGGGTAAAGAACGGCGCCCCCAGGGCGATGAGCCGTGCTATCAACCGGGCAGTGACCTTCGGTAAGACGAGGGCTTCCAAACTTATCCGGGAGGAATACACCATCAATGCCGGGGCGGTAAAGCGTGCTACGGGCACAACCAAGGCAAGCGCAGGCCGTCTGGCAGGTGTTATCAGTTTCACAGGCCGTCCTAAACAGCTGCGGAACTTCCAGCACCGGAGAACCAAAAAAGGTATTAACGTAGCCGTAAAACGTGCAGGCGGACGGAAGCGCATTCCCCGTGCTTTTATCAACAACCTGCACAGCAGCGGCGGCGCTATCCTTCGGCGACTCGGGAAGCCACGCTACCCGATAGAAGTCCTGCACGGCCCATCTGTTCCGCAGATGGCCGGCAACGTCAATGTGGAACCGAAGATCCGAAAGGACGTCGAGGCTAAATTGAACGAACGTCTGGAACATGAGATGAGCGTACTGATGAGAGGGATTGTGAAATGACACCTATCAATTTAATGGACGGGCTGGCCAAACGTTTGCAGAAACTCCTGGATGATTATTCCACGGAACAGCCTTCCAGCGAAACGCCTATGCCTATCAAAGTCTATCCCGGCTATGTGCCGAAACAGGAGGACGCAACGGAGCGGAATTCTTTCGTGTACGTTCTGGTACGGCAGGTCATTGATGAGGACGGCAATAAGAAAAGCTCTGCCATCGTGGAGATAGGCTTCTCTGTTTATGATGAAGATCTGTCCGATGGCTGGCGAAGCCTGTTCAATTTGGTGGAGCATGTCAGGCAGGACCTTCTGAAATACCGCTTCATCAATATG